CTCGCGATGTCGGGATGAGTTCGGTTCGGACTCCCACTGATTCGTGTTCGACGAGATCGAAATGTCACCCGCGGTCCGGGTGAGGAACGTTTCTGTTTCTTCGGCGGTGCCTGGGCCCTCCACGAGGGAGACGTCGACCCAGTCGCCGGAGAGCGTGTCTTCTCCACTGTAATCGGATGTTGCACTCATGATTGTATTATGTCGTGTTGTCGTCTGTTGGTTCGCGTGCTATGCTCGTGGGCCGTCTTGACCGACGATGCTTCGCTCAACGCGCCAGCGACCGGGGAGCGACCACTGCGCGCCGTCTTCGACCTCGAGGATGTCCGCCCCGCCGGCGAACCCCTGCGGACTCAGGTAGTCGACTCCAAAGGCCAGCGCTGCGCGATCGCCGACGGCCGACTGGATACGGTACATCCGCGCTTCGGAGAGCTCGCCAGCGACCTGCGAGTCGATCGCCTGCCGCCAGGCAAGCCGAACCGTGACGGTCGCCTGGACGATGTAAGCCGTCGACGTCGACGAACCCCGATGCCCTCCCGCTGCGGGAACCAGTCCGATCGAGACGCCCACCGGAAAGTCAGTGTCCTGCAGCGTCTGCGCTGAGTAGATCTGCTGGGTCGTCGTATCCGGACCGTCGACGCCCTCGAGGTCGGATAGGTCGAGCAACTCGAGAAGCCAATCGTGATCACGGAGATCGGCGACGACGTCCTCGAGGAGCTTGCCGGCCTGGGGATCGCGTTTTCGAGGCATGGATCAACTCACCTCTCGAACGGCGCGTTCCCACGCCTTTTCAACGTGAGTCTCAAGAAGCGGTTTCGCTCCCTCGAATGCAGGACCGAGGTGGGATTTGCCGTACTCAAGGAACTCTTGGAACGGGGCATATTCGACGTCGGTCTCAACAGTGCCCTCGATCTCACCGGTGAGCTTCTCGACGTCCTCCTCGTAGCTGCTTTTCAGCTTTCCAGTGTCGACCGGAGCGAGTCCCTGAACGCGTTTGCGAAGTGTCTCCATGAGGTCCTCAAATTCGTTGAGGAGTTCCTCTTCGAGGATCTCTGCAAACTCACGGAGTGCATCTTGCATCTCACCGGGTGTGTTTCCAGTCTGCCATTCGAATTCGAGAGTCATGGTCAGGTGTCCTCCGGATCGGTCCGTTCGACTTCGATCACAACGTGACTGGGTCGCTGCGGACCCTCGTAGTGAACGTCGACGTTACTCAACGCGAACATCCCGTCGACGCTCTCGAGGGAGAGTCTCCAGCCATCTCCTTCGTCGACCTCGAGCTGATATTCGTAATCGGGATCGTCATCCTCGTCAGAGACGTCAACCATCTCGCCAGCGCTACGGGCAGGAAAGTAGATTCGCGGCGTTGAGTAGACACGGCCGCCCTGATCCTCACGGACGTAGCCCTGGCCCGCAGGTTCGTACCTGCAGGGAACGCCCTCGAGGACGGTGACCCAGTCTTCGACCGGCACTTCGCCGCCCATGCCGTCGTCCTCAGTCTCTCCAGTCTCCTGGTACTGGTCGACCGTCGCGAGATGAGTCAGTGTACCGCGCATGGATCAGTCCTCGTCTTTCTCCGGATCCTCGAGCGCGTAGGCCTCGATGATCGCCTCCATTTCGGAGTTCCCGTCGACGTCGTCGATGTCGCCGGCAGCAGCCAACTTCTGCAGTTTCGTGTAGTGCAGATGCCGCAGCGTCTCTCGGGGGAGACGGCCGTCCTCGTCGAGGCGCTCGAGCTTGCTGCCGAGTTTCTCGACGACGAACCCCGGCGGGTCGATCACGAGATCGCCCGTGCCGACGCGACTGGTGCCAGCCCAGGAGATGGGGCGCTCAGCGCGATAGACGGCGATGCGGTCAGTCATCGTCCACCCCGAGTTCACCGAAACGGTATGCTTCGAGTTCTCCTTCGAGCTCACGTTCATCTTCGGGAACGGTCCCGATCGTCGGTTTCGGCTCGATGTCGGTGACGATGATCCTCCCCGCCTGATGTTCGTCGATCAGTTCCTTCGCGCGCTCGCGGCTGATCTTGTCTGCCATCGGTCAGTACCTCCCTTTCGTGTTCGGGACGCTGATCGATGCCGTTGGCTTCGCCATCTCGGCGAGCGTGCCTGACTTGTCGTACGTGATCGCCTTCTGTCCGAGCGTTGTGCTCTTGAGCGCCTCGCCGAAGTCGCCAGTATAGGTTTTCGACTCGCGATCGGTGCTCTCTTGAGACGTCTGCCGGAGATCGTCGATCCCCGACGAGAGGATGTTGTGACCGGCGAGGTAGCGCTCGACCAGTGCGAGTCGGTCCTCGGACTGACCAGTGTCGGCGAGATCTTCATCGACGAGTAGCGCCGCCGGCTCGATGCCGATCGTCTCGATCTGGGGGTCCGAGAGTTGGGCGGTTGGGAAATCCGTCCGTTCGAGCTCGGAACGGACGTCGTCGACGCTGGTTCGGGACACGGGTTACCCCTCCAGTTCGTTCAGCCGGGCTTTGACCGCGTCTTTCGCAGTCGTACGGTCTTCGGCGGTTTTCTCAGCTTCGAGGATCGTCTCGAGCATTTCGACATCGGTGACGTTCTCGAGTCGTTCCTCCAGCTGGGAGACCTTGAGGTCTGCCGGGTGAGGGTCGATATCGTCGACGGTCAAGCCATCCTCCCCGCCCGCGTCTTCGGAGTCGTCATCGTCGGTTGCTGGCGCTTCGGTAGCTGCCTGGTCGACTTTCTCGAGCGTGTTGGGATGTTTCGAGAGCGTACTCTCGTCGACCTCGATGATCTCGCCGCGCTGGTGCATCCCGAACTGCGATCCCGCTACTCGGGCGTATACTGTGTTATCAGTCATAGGAGACCTCACGCGTCAATGCCAGTTATCCGGGCGATTCCACGAATGCCGTCAGGCTGGAGCCGGATGAACGGGTTGCGGCTCGAGAGGACGCGGGCCTTCAGGCCAGCGCCGCCGTCGACATCCCAGGTCGTGCTGGTGACGCCCTGGGCGTTGACGATCTGGAAGTACCGTGGATCATTCAGCAGGAAGATCATGCTGTCGGCGTCAAGGTACTTCGACGGCACGAAGTTGATGTACGGGTACTTGCGCTCGAGGCGCTCCATGAGCGGTTCGTCCGTCGCCGATGACTCGTAGTCTTCACGGTCGACTTCGCCCCAGAGGGCGCGGGGGATGATCACCCACGCCCCGACCTCTCGAACGAGCGGGACATCGTCTTCGTCTTCGACGTCCGTCTGGCTCTCGATGAGGTCCTGGACCTGCTTGACGTCGGCCAGAATCTCGTCGGGGGCGTTCTGCCAGCCGTTGGAGCTGTCCTGCATGATCTGTGGGATGTCCGAGTCCAGCCCGTCGACGGTGAGCAGACCGCGTTCGGTCGGGACCTGCTTGTTGCCGCCGCCCCAGCCGTCGAAGACTCGCTTCCCTTCCTTTCGGTTGAGTGCCCTGCGGGCTTCGGTGCCGACCGAGGCGTCGAAGCTCTCGCCGTGGGCCTGTGCGTTCTCGTACTCGCGGGCGTCGATCTCGTAAGTAACGACGTCCAGCGGCTGCGGGATGCCGTCCAGTCCGTAGGCCGGCATGTCCTGCGTGCTTTGCGTCCGGATGTTCATGCCCGTCTCGGCCTCGAGGCGGACGTTCCGGATCTGGTTGAAGTACGCGTAGCGCCAGAGGCTTGAGGAGGCACTGAAGCCAGCGCCGATCAGCGTGTCGATGAGGGTTCCCTCGACGAACTGATCCTCGAGGATGACGTCCGCGTAGTCGGCCCACGAGTCGACGGTCAGCGACGAGTCCGCGGTCAGTTCGGCACGCGGACTGGTGTCTTTGATGCCGACCGCCGCGTCGAGTTCGTTCCACTGGTCCGGAGTGAATGCCGAGGAGGCCCGAAGCTGCTGCAGCGCCTGGTCCCGAGCCTTCTTCATCGGGTTGAACAGCGCTGTCCGCGCCATTCCTGGGAGCGAGTTGTGGAAGTCCTTTGCGCCTGCCGTAGTCGTCTCTAATACTTCGCCTGACATTTTAGAGCACCTCAATGAGGAGGAGATCGTCTTCGTCGGTTCGTTCGATCACTTCGATTCCGCGGGCAACGAACGTATCGACCGGGTCGGTCCCATTGATCGTGTCGTCGCTCGCATGACCGTTCTCGTCCCACCCGACGAGCGAATCGATTGGATCCGCACTCGCGTTTGTAGAGAGTCGGACGCGGAATTTGTCGAAGCTGCGTCCGCCGACCGTGAACGCGTGATCGTCTGCGGCGTAGCCGTCGTCGAGTGGCGACTCACCAACCGAGCCGAGGCTCATTGGCGGGTCGCGCGCTTCTCGAGCGACGCGTGCAGTATCCTCGTTTGCGCTGGCCTGCCGGACGCGCCAGTTGCCGTCGGCATCCTTGTACGTGACGACGCCAGTTCCGATGTCGATCGCGCCGTCGGCCGTTCCTTCCTGCTTGTCCTGTGCGCCGTGTACCTCTGCGATGACACTCGTTGGTGTGTTGATTCGATCTGGCATGATCAGCTACCTCCGTCGTCGCCCTGGACACCGGTTCCGTACTCGTCCGAGTCCTCGGTGCCGCCTCGAGATGCGCTGGCAGTCAGCGATCCCGACCGGCCCGTGTTTCCGGGGAAGCCGGCTGCGTTCTGCCTTCGAATGCGCTTGTGTTCGCGGTCGATGATCTTCGAGGGGGATGCGACGAGCTCCTCTCGGTCGTCCTCATCGAAGTCATCGCTCTTCGCGATGATCTCGTCGACCTTCTCGCCCTGCTGGATCTCGTCGGTCGCCTGTGCGACGACCTCGTCGGCGTTGTCCTCGGTGACGAAGCCCTGGTTTTTGAGTTCGTCTCCGAGCGTTTCAGCCGCCTCGCTGGGCGTCATCTCGGCGAGCGTTTGTTCGTCACTCCCGCCGTCGCCGCCGGGGGTGTCGTTCTGTTCGTCTTCGTCCGTACCGTCTGAGGTTTCGTCTCCCATATCTGTATCTTGAGATTCCACAGCAGATTCCGCCGCCGTCGTTTGAGTCGATTCATCCGGGCTGTCAGCATCGGCCGTGACCTCCGTGCCTTCGGGAGCGATGCCGACGAACGCCTTTTCGTAGAAATAGCCGCCCTTGGCGCTCGTGATCGGCTCGAGGGGGCTCTCGTCGCCGGCGAAGTGGAGAACAATATAGACGTCAGTGTCATCCTCGAGCGGGTCTTTGAGGGTAATTTCTCCTTCGCGGAGGGTTTCACCAGCATCCATGGGAATTCCCTCGCCGATCGAGGGGCCAAGGCCTGGGCCGATATCGTCGAACTCGTCGCCCTCGAGGTGAGCGCACGGGATCCACGAGGCGTCTTTGAACGCCGCCCGGTTGACGGTGATCGTCTCCCCGTCGCTGGTCTGGTCGGTGAGGTGGATCCGCCCCCGCCGATCGCGGCGATCGGGGATGATCCCCATCCTCCGGGCGAGGCGCTCGACGAGTCCTTCCGGATCGTCGTCGACGTCGTCCCGGACGGCGTCGGCTGCCGTCAGCTCCGAGCCGATGTCAGTCTCGGTCGTCCACGACGCGAGTGCCTCGTTCGGGCCGTACTCAGCGGTCGCCGAGGGTGAGTCCCCCTTCGAGACCACTGAGAGGTCTCCGAATCGAATATCGGTCGCAACGACATCTGCTTCGGCACCGTCGTACGGCTTCGTTTTGAAGAACGGATGGACAGAGACGTCGTAGCTGTTGGACCGAACGCCGGTCGCAACGGCTTTATCGTGGGTTGATGCCTCGTAGGCGACTGCCTCCTGCTCTTCTACCCAGCCAGCTTTCGGAACTTTTCCAAACGTCTCGTCGACGTCTGGCGGGTACTTCGGCCGCCCGTGATCGTCCTCGGGGTGGTCTTTCGTAAGCGGTTCGCCTGCCTGCGTATCAGCTGCGGCTCGGAGTTCCTCCGCGGTCATGAGAACGCGTGTCCCGTCGTCCATGTGGAGGACGTCTCCAGCCGCAACAGCGACGCCGCCGAATCGATATGGCGGACCGTCATCGGTCGAGTTCGCACCTGCGGTTAGCCGACACGTTCGGGCCGACACCCGCAGGTCGTGATTGTCAGTTTGCATGGTTACATCGGCCCAGGTCCTCGCCCCTCACCGCTCTCGCGGTGGGTGTCGTACGGGGGTCATCGGTCTGGGAGTTAGAACAGCGATCGTGCGTCTTTCACCCGGAAGCGACATCGGCAGTAGCCGTGGACCGGGATCGGGTTCTGGGCTTGCGCTTTCTCGAGCGTCCACTCCTGTGCGGAGAGCTCGAGGCAGCGCTGACAAACTCGGCTGTCACCGGCATCGACGTACTCGACTTCCGTCTCGAGTTCGATCTCGGCGTCGACTCGGTCGTAGGATGTCAGTTGCGTCGTCGAGTACTGGTTGACGACCTCGCCCGACGCCTGGGCGGTGACGTGCGAGTTGTAGACTGTCGCTCGCTCCGTGATATCCTTCGCGAGCGTTCTACGAGCCACGTTGGAAGCGAGGCCAGCCGACACGAGACGGCGGACGTCCGATCGGTAGTCTTCGATTGCGGTTCCAACGCGATCGCGAACGTTCTCGTGAACGCTGTCGATCTGCTCCTGGACGGCGTCCTGCTCGAGGACGTCCGCGGCGTCGTCGGTCGGGATGTCGAACTCCCGGAGATCGGCGTGACCATCGATGATCCCACTCTTCGCCGCCGTCTCGAGTATCGATCGGACCTCGTCGGAGTCAACGCGATCGTGGACGAGTCGGTTCTCGGCGTTATCGAACCAGGAGTCCAGCCGCATCAGTTGGGCTTCTCGAGGCCCTCTCCACTCGGCGTCGCTATCGCCGAGACCGAAGACGTCGTCCTCGACGATCCGCTTTCGGAGGTCGGCATTCAGCGAGTTGATCCGACCGCGAAGGAAGCGGGCGAGATCGCGCTGGTAGCTGATCGTGCCGGTCGGGTCGAGTCGGCCAGACTGCTCGAGTTCGAGTTCCGACGCTGGCGTCGCTGCGACGAGCTCGTGACTTTCGCACGCGTGACACTCGCAGATGTCGGCGTGCCGAAGGGGAGCAGGCTGGACGCTCATGGTGGTGTTTCTCCGTTGAGGATTCGTGGGGTGCAGTCGTTGCAGACGGCGTCTCCCTCGCCCGATGTGACGACGGCCAGCGTGATGTTCTCGCAGTCCTCGAACGCGCACTTAGTCGCCATGTTCTTCCTCCGCGTGAGAGAGGACACGCTCACGTGCTTCGTCGTAGCCGGAGACCTCCGACATGTCGACTCGTCTCTCACAAACTTCGCAGTAGAAGTAACCAGCGTCAACAGCCGCCGCCAGCTTGGCACCGACATTGATCGACATCGACTAGATCACCTCGAGTGAGTCCGTCGAGTGCTTCTTGCCACAACGCTGGCACCGACAGACAGTCTCGGGATCGTCCGGCTTCCGGAAGGCCTTGGGCCCTTTCGGCGGATGTGGACGGCAGTACGTACACCGGAGTCGCATGCCGGCGAATGGGTCAGTCATCATCCACCTCTTCGCCATCATCGACGAGACCGAGGATACAGGTCGAGCAGATGGCGTGCTCGTTCACACGGATCCACACACCGTCCGGTTCGTCGTGACCCATGTGAACGATGTCGCCACAGCTGTCACAGCGGAAATCAACCCAGTCCTCGTCGCGGATCTCAGCGAACTCCTTGAGCCAGGCTTTCCCAACCGAGCTACTGACTACATCCCACACGTAGCCGAGATACGATCGAGGATCGATACCACCGTGCTCAGTTTCATCATCCAGTGTTTTGATTTCCTCAGTCATCTTCGGATATTCCTCCGTCGGTGACCGCCTCGTACTCCGCAGTCATTTCATCGACGTCTCGAGCAGCGGCCGCCGTGGCCTCGGCGTCCTCGAGCGCAGCGATATCATCTGCGACATCATGCAGTTCTGTCGGGAGTGAGCCATCGCACAGATATTCGAGGCGCTGTTCGGGAGTCAGCCCGACGCCGACAACCCGTTCGAGAACTTCGGAGCGGATGTTCCGCACCTCGGCCTGATTCTTCTCGCTCAACTCGGCGAGCGGATCCCACTCGACAGAGTACTTACTGGGCCCGCGTCGCGGTGGCGCTACGATCCCGAGGTCGATCAGGCGATCGATAAGCGCTCGGACGATCGTCGGCGTGATGAACGTCTCGCGACGCTCCTGAATCTCGCCGTACCAGTTCTTGAGATCCTCACCAGTCGCCCGCTCACCAGTCTCGTTGCCCTTGAGGACCGACTGGGGTGGCATATACGGCTGAGAACTGATCGCTTCGATGTTCGGATCGATCACCCCGGAAGGATCGATCTCTTCGCCACCGAGATTCTGGACATCCGCGGCGCCGTGGGTCCGAAGGACGTTCTCGAGGCCGACCTGCCAGCGGTGCAGATGTTCGGTCAGCGCGTTGTCGTTGTCGAGCTGGTAGTCCTTGTCTATGTTGACGTTGATCCCCCACGCCGAGGCTCGGTAGGCCAGTTCACCGGCACTGCCGAGCGCCTTCTCGATATCGATCAGATTGTTGTAGCAGGCCTGTTGGCGCGGGATGCCCCGGATCTGGTCGTCGAGCAGTTCATCCGAATGGATATGGATGACTCGAGAGTGATGGACGCGGAGTAGGTCCGATTCCATCCCGTCTTCAGTGCGAGTGTCGAACTCCTCGTCATCCTCGTCATCGAGGTCGATCTGGTACTCGACGGGTTTCCCCCAGCGGCCCGAGGTTGGACCACCGAGGACGACTTGCTCGATCGAGAGCCTCGAGAACGGACGGAGCTCGACTAGCTGCTCTGCGCCATCGGCGGGCTGTGCAAACGCTTGTGAGTCGACGTTCCCGTCGTCGTCCGTGACATCGCTCTGCTGGACGTCGTCGAAGACGAGCACGAGACAGCCGTAGTCACCGATTCCGGCCAGCTTGTCCGCCCGTTTCGTGTAGTCCCAGAGGTTGTGCTCGCGTACGATGCGGTCGATGTCCTTTTCGAACTGCGTCTGCGAGTCCGTTGTCGAATCCGGTTCGGCATCGTCGACGATCGTTGGCGGGTCACGCCAGGACGTCGAGGCCGGCAAGAACGTGACAGCGAACGCGTACGGGTTGCGGAGTGCGAGGGCGTAGAAGTCGGCTGTCGATGGGTTCGGATCCCAGTCGAAGATCTCGTAGTAGTCAGGGAGGTCGTCATCGTCAGCCCCAGCGATGTTCTGGCCGAGGTTGGTGGCCATCGCCTGCCGCATCTGCATGTCGACCTGCTGCATCGCAATGAGTTCCAAAGTATCCTCATCGAGCTGCTCGATCGCAGTCAGGCCCTCGAGTGCTTTGTAGTCATGATCCTCTGCCACTGTCTCCTCGAGGTCGTCGTCAGTTGTATCGCTCATAGGTAAAATCACCAAGTGCCGGAGCCGCTGGGGCCGTCGTCTTCGTCCTCGACGTACCGATCGCCCATAATCGCGTACCGGGTGACGTCGAGACAGTGATCCTCGGCCCTCGAGGTGCCGACGTCGGCCTCCTTGTAGGACTGGAACTCGTTGACGAGCTCCGTCAACTCGTCGACGACGATCAGGCCGGCCCCGACGTCGGGGTCGACCTCGAGGACACTACGGACTTCGTTGATCCCCTCGTCGAGATCCTTATTCGCGGCCTCTGCTGCGAAGCCAGCTTTCCGGAACTTGTCAATATGCTCGGGGTCGTGGTCGCAGTAGATCGGCCCGACCGGTTTGTCGTTGTCCTGGAGCCAGTCGATCGCGTGTTCGACTGACTTCCCCGATTCATAGTAACAGTCGTAGGCAACGTACTGATCGGCGGGCGTTCGTCCGTACTCGATGATAACGCGGGGATCTTTCCAGCCGTAGTCGTATCCGTACATACGCCTGTCATCCAGGATGTCGATGTCGTCCCGAGACCGGACGTGCTTCTTTCTAGTGAATTGGCCGTACACGAGCCCTTCCGATGCCGAGAAGCCGCCCTCGAGCGCTTGTTTTTCCCGGTCGCTCCCTTCGAACTGAGCTTTCATTTTCTCGAGTTCGTTGTGGAACGGGTTGTCTCGCGTGTCGCCGACAATCACTTTCATCCGGTCTGCCCACGGCAATTTCTCTTCACCGCCCTTGCCGTCAGGCTGGATCCGGCGCTCGGTGATGTCGTAGAACTGGTCGAACCCATTTCCGGTCGACGTCCAGAGCGTGACGTTCGGCCCCTCCTCGGTGCGCTGGCGCGTGACGAGCATCTCGTGCAGGTCGTAGAGGTCGGTCGTCCCGTAGTGGGCGACCTCGTCGCACCAGATGACGTTGAACTCCGTGCCGGCGAACCGGCTCCAGATGTCCGCGCCACCGAGCTGGATGATGTGCCCGTTGATGAGCGTGACCCGATGCTTGGTGCCGTGGTGGCCGGCGACGATCGGCGAGTTCTCCGGATCGCCGTCAGCATCGTTCGGGACTGTGTTCTCTCCAGGGAGGCGCTCGTAGAAGCCCTTGTACGTCGCTGGCCCACCCTTCGTCTTGTCGGGTGCGAGAACGAGCGAGTGTCCGTTCGGGATCTGCATCGCCTCGCCGAGGACGAAGTCGCTCCCGAACAGGGTTTTGCCACCACCGTAGCCAGCGCGGAAGACGACGACGTCGTAGTTGCCTGACTCGAGGGCGTCAAACGCTCGGAGTTGGGCATCCCAGTACTCGCCGCCGATCTCGACTGGCTCACTCGTCGGGCTCGTAGCGCTCACGGTTGACTGTTACCTCGATTGCGCCGCCGCCTTCGCCGCTCAGTTCGACCTTGTCCTTGTAGACGCCGAGCACGTCGCCTTTTGCCTGGAGGTGCTGGGACTGTTCCTGCCGAGCCATCGCCTGCCCCTGGAGATCTGGTTGGTCGCGCTCGAGGCCATCCAGTTCCTTCGTGTATCGCGGCGAGCCGTCGATTGCCCGAAGCGGATACTCGCCGCCCGGCCTGATCGACGTCGTTTCGTTCTCGAGGAACCGGATGATGATGTCGCGCTCGGTCGCCCACTCCGGCCAGTCGTCGTCTCCGGGTTCGACGATCTCCCACGCTGGCCATCGCATCGGCGTCTCGCGGTCGGTCGAGACAGTGTCTGTCTTCGGAGTGACGCGAACGATCGGCTGGTCCTCGAGAGACTGGGACTCGGCACTGCGAGCTCGCTGGAACATCCGCTCTTCGCGTTCGGCGATCTGGAGTCGAGCGTTCGCGTGTTCCTCCTCGATCATCTCGAGGACCTCGTCGGCAGGATCCTCGTTGAGGTACCGGCGGATGGTCGACTCGGCGTAGGAGCCGATGCCTTCGTCCTCGAATCGCTGCTTGATGTCACTGACCTCGAGGTTGTCGAGGTAGTGCCACTTCAGCGCGAGCGTGACGCGGCGTTGTTTGGTGCTCATGAAGTTCGAAAATCGTTCAGGAGTGATCGGGGGTAGTATATACTATAAATAGGCAGGGTCAGTCCTCGCGATCATCGTCTCGAGGCTGGCCGCCGTCGGTCGAGATCGTGATTCCATCGAGGACGCGCTCGACCTCGAGGTCCCACATCCTGCCGATCACGAGGAACACGACGGCGGTCGTTCCAAGCTGAAGTTCCCATGGTGCGGGTCGGGCCCCGAAAAACATCGGTCCAAGGACGATCGCCGCCCAGACACCGAACAGAACGATTGTCGCGATCGTCCGCTCGTGTGTCTCTTTATCAGGCATTAGCGTTCTCCCCAGACAGACGAGCTCGATTTTCGCGCGGTACAGCAGATTATCGGATTGTGGTCTAACAGACATGGCATCTATCAGTCCTCTTGACTGTCGCCACCATCCTCGCCTTGGAGGTCGCCGACAGCTTGGACGCCATCACTCATCGCGTCATCCCAGAGGTAGTAGCCCGCACCGAGGGCGATCGCGACAGCACCTATAAGAATGAGTGAATCGGGTTCACGACCGGTCCATTCCATCGCCAACCAACTGGCGAATAGCGCGAGAAGAATAACGCCGGCGATGGCCGTCTTTATCAGTCGCGTTGCGGTCCGATTATCGGTCATGGGAATTACCCCGAAGAACTGCGAGCTTCACTGATCGACGGAAAATTTCGG